AAGTTTGAGGGTTGGCACAGACAGGGGCCGACAGAGAATTTGTTGATGATAGTGGATGAAGCTAAGACTGTTCCCGATCCTATCTTCACAGCCATAGCTAGATGCCAGCCGAGCAGGTTGTTATTGATGAGCAGTTGCGGTGCTGCTGCTGGTTCCTTCTATGAAGCATTTACCAAGCAAAGGAAGTTTTGGGATTGTCATACAGTGACAGCCTTCGACTGCCCACACTTGAGTCAAGAATGGATTGACGAACAGATTGAGATGTACGGGGAGAACAGTCCGTTAGTGCGTTCAATGATTTATGGGGAGTTTGTTGATGACAGTGGGGAAGGGTTGGTTCTTAACCTTAAAAGCCTTGAGGAATGTTTACAGAACCCTCCGGAGCTTCAGATGGGGATGAAGGTGGCTTTTATTGATTTTGCTGCTGGAGGCGATGAATGTGTTTTTGCGTACAGGAATGGGAACAAGGTGATGGAGATGGTTACTTGGCGTGAGCGTAATACGAACACGACAATTGGTAAGATCATAAACCTTATTAAGAAAAATAACCTGTCGCAAGATGAAGTGTATGCTGATGAAGGGGGAATGGGCCTACCGTTGTGTGATGCGTTGATGGATGCGGGTTATGACATTCATCGTGTCAACTTCGGTGCTCGTCCCTTTGATGATCGTTACGCGAACAGGAGTGCGGAGATGTGGCACACTGCGGCGAGAGTGATTGAGAAGAGGGAGATACTTTTGCCCGATGACGGAATGCTACACCAGCAGATGGTGACAAGGCGTTCGGAAGTAAGTCGAACAGGAAAGCTTGGGCTTGAGTCCAAGGACAAGATGAAAGCTAGAGGGCTGGATAGCCCCGACAGGGCAGATGCAGTTATGGGCTGCATATCGTGTGGGGGCGGTATAGGTGGCAGTTGGGAGAGGTTCAATGCCATAACCCGTCCTACAATTGGTGAATTGATGGAAGAGGCACAGGAAAGTTTTCAAGAAGATTCCTTGCCAAATGGTATGTTTGTAGGGTATTAGAGGAAAAGTGTTGACATTAAGACGGTCTAGTATAAGGCCCGTCCCTCCGAGAGATAGGCTATGTTATGTATGCTCAGAGATTGGTGGAGCTGTTGCGGAGGATGTGGCTGTGGGGGGATTCATCTGTGATGGGTGTATCCATGACGCGCTAAAATCAGAGATGGTTATCATGGCAACATGGAGTAAGATGAAGGTGAGACACCCTAAACCGGACGAGTTTACAGATTGGGACAACCACTAATGGCTAAGGAAAAGAAATCCAATGAACAGATGCCCGATAAGAATGGTCATCTAAAGCCCACCAAACAAGACCTTAAACAAGGTTCCGCCCCTCGTGGAAGGAATCGCGGGAGAAGTAGATGAGCGAGAGTATCTACGATCTTGTTGTTGATGATATCAAGAGCCGTTCTCGGTGGGAGACACGGCAGGGGGTTTGGTATGAGATGCGAAATGACGGGCTGCGCCGGAAAGGGAAGCCTTGGCCTAATGCGTCCGACCTTCACTTCCCTCTCATAGACACTACCATAAACAAGCTCAAGCCAGCCTTTTTCCAGCAAGCAATGGGGCTGGATGTATTGGCTACCTTTGTTCCAATGCGAAGTCAGTTGGCTGGATTCTCTACAGCCGCCGAACATTGGTTCAGCTATAAGATGCACGAGAAGACCAACTACGCTACTGAGGTAATGAGTTGGATTGACCATATGCTGGTGACGGGTCACAGCGTAATGAAGACTTACTGGAACCCCGACACTAAGCAGGTTGAGTTTCAAGCCGTAGACCCAATGTATATAATTGTCCCACCTTGGACAAAGGATGTAAGGACAGCGGACAGGATTACTCAAGTCATGCCGATGAGCTTGGAGTCATATAAGAGGGCTGGTATTTATGACACAAGCAAGAGTACGATTGATAAGATTCAAAGCGGGAAGGTCGAAGATTCGGGGATTATTGATGATTTAAAGTACGACAAGGAAATACGCGAAGGTATTACGCACTCCATAGATAAAGACCAAGTAATCGTTTGGGAAGTTTATTCCCATGATGAAGATGGCAAGTGGATCATGGAATGCTTTTCTCCCCAAGCCCCCGATACCCCACTGCGTAAAACAATGGAGGTTCCTTTCGATCACGACAATCCTCCATTTGTTTCTTCAAAGTATGAAGTTACTGATGGTGGATGGTTTTCTTCTCGTGGTGTCTGTGAAATCCTTGCACCGTTTGAGGCTTCTCTTACGAAAGTGTGGAACGAGAAGATGGACGCTTCCACTTTGTTTAATAAGCCGCTGTTTAGGGCCGAGCGCGATCTCCCGAACAGCGTTAATTTAAGGCTGAATCCGGGGCAGATTCTCCCGTTCGGGATCGCGCCCGTCCAAATGCCCAACACTCCGATGGACTTCGATAAGGATATGGCGCAGACGCAATCTGTAGCAGAGCAGCGAGTTACTGTTCCGGACTATGGCATCATGGCCGACAAGGATCGTCGCACTGCAACTGAGATCGAATCAGTTAATGCTCAAGCGCAGCAAAATATGGACTTGCGTTTGCGTCTATTCCGTCAAGCTTTGGGGGATTTGTTCCGACAAGCGTTCAGTATATTGCTTCAGTTTGATAAGAAAAGTCTTCAGTACAGATTTCTTGAAGATAGTTTAACTGTTGACCCCAAAGCCCTTCACGACGAGTACCAATTGGAGCCTCGCGGAGGGATGGATATGGTCAGCAAGGTGATGCTTTTGAACAAGGCAGTTCAACGTAAGCAGTTGTTTATGAACAGCCCGTGGATAAATCAAGTTGAATTAGATAAGAGTATCCTTGAGCTTGAAGACCCCTCCCTTATTCCTAGACTGGTTCAAGACCCGAACCAAAAGGAGGGTGACGAGGTTACAGACGAGAAGAAGATTCTTCCTGCATTGCTTGTCGGTGAGCAGATACCCGTACAGCAGGGACAAGATTACAGGGTTAGGATTGGGGTCATCATGCAGTTCCTTGAGAAGTCATCGCAGGGCGGAATGCAGTTCAGCCCGCAAGCGCAACAAGCGATTAGTGGCAGGCTGGGGGAACTTCTCAATGCCTTTGAAACGGTGGACACTAACAACGCGAGATCATTGCGTAAAGATGTTGAGGAATACCTTGTGCAGCTTGGCTTTATGCCCTCGAAAGAGGAGCGGAAGGCTATGGAGATGCAAGCAATTAGCGGACAAATGCCGCCGCAGGAGGCTCAGATGGTTGAGCAAACTGAGGAAGTTGTACAGCAGGGAGATTATTAATGAGTAGGTTAATTAGGTTTATTCGTATTGCTTGGAAGATGTCAAAGCAGATTCCTTGGATCGGTGAACCCGAATGGAAAGCCTCAGAATCGAATGCCCTGCGTAAGTTTCTCGTCACAGTAGAAGGGAAAAGGCTCCGCATGATACTACTGAATATGGTTCTCAAGCAGAACCAACAGGCTGTGTCCAGTAAAAAAGAGCTTGAATTTAATGCAGGGTTCGCGAATGGTGTGAGGACAACGGTTCATACTGTTGAGGCGTTGGCAAGGGAAATTGAGGAACCGGAAGAATTTACGTCTGATATGTTTGGGGTTGATTATCGGACGAGTCAAAACCCCACAGCTACGGCCAAGGAACTCGGTGCGCTCTTTGGACGAGGATAAGCACTAACAGGTAAGCATTATGTCAGAAGAATCCGGCGAAGTAACCGCCGATCAGATGTTGGCCGCAGCCAAGCAGTATGACGCTGCTGTGGAAGCGGGGGAAACACCGGAAGTAGTAATACAGACGGAGGAACCGAAAGAGGAAGTTCAAGACGAATCTCCTCCGGAACTAACAGAGGAAGCGGTCAAGGAACCGGATTCCGAGGTACTGGACAGTACTGAGAATAATGCTGATGAACAGGTTAGTTCATTGACAGAAGGTGAAGCTCCCGAAGCACAGGAGCAGCCGAAAAGTAAGTGGGCAAAGAACGAGGAACGCAAGACCTCTTCTTGGAAGCAGATTAATGCTGAGAAAGAAGAGATTAAGCGTCAGCGTGAAGAACTACTCAAGGTATCTGAAGAGTTAAAGGGTCGGCAAGCCGACCTTGATGACGGGAAAGCTTACCGTGATGAGAAGGGATTCACTGCTGAAGACTACGAGAATGCCGCCAAGAGACTGAAAGAAGAGGGTGATGATGATCTTGCTTCTGACGCGAAGGAAAGAGCCGAGGAGGTTCGGACTGAAGCGGAGAAGTCTCAGCAGGAACGAGAAGTTAAGAAGCAGATGAGTGCGTTTGAAGGCAAGAGGCAAGAACTCATGCAGAAGCACGAAGACCTTCGAGACGTTAACTCGGACTTGACTAAGGCAGCAAACGCGATCCTCCAACAGTACCCAAGCATGGCGAATGCCGATGGCTTGGAGAACGCTGTTAAGATTGCCCAATTACAGATGAAGGCTGATGGTGCTGAAAAGAGCGAAATCCAAGTTAAAGAACTAACCAATAAACTAAACAAACTGGAAAAGAAAATGTCAGTGAGTGGTGGATTCACGCACGAGAAGACTGGTGGAGAGGTGGCTTTTGAGAACTTGTCTGACGACGAGCAAGCCAACTACCTTCGCCAAGCTGCCTTTGATGCTGACAACCAATAGCTGGCTAGAAAGATAACATGGCTACAAATACAACTAGCACATTGTCCGACCAGTATCAGAACTATTTCAGTAAGAAATTACTGTCCTACGCTGTTCAAGCACTGGTTTTGGATCAGTTTGCCGAGAAAGCCCCTCTTCCTGCGAAGGCTGGGCACAAGGCAATCACTATGTTCAAATATGGCGCACCTTCAACCTCCGCTATTGAAGCGTTGGGTGAAGGGGCTGCACCTAGCGGAACTCGCTCCCTCACTCTGTCTAAGATTGAGAAAGCACTATCACAACGAGGTCAAGTCATCGAGTTGACCGACATCCTAACCGCAACAGACTTGTTCAACAGCTTACAGCAGTCGATCAAGACTAACGGTGAAGATGCTGCGTTGGACATGGATACGCTAACTCGCAATACGGTCATTGGTTCTAATGCTACTGGAGCTACAAAAGAGAATGGAGATGGTTCCGCTCTTGACAACTCCGACACGTTGACCGAGCTGTATGCTGGTGGTGCGGCAGACTATGATGCTCTGAATACGGAAACAGGTGCTACGGCAGTTATGGCTGCTTCTGATGTGCTTGATGCTGTAACAAAGCTGAAAGTTAATCGCGCTCAACCTGCCAAGGGTGGAATGTACGTTTGTGCAGCAAGCCCTCAAGTCATTAGTGATGTGATGCAGGACAGCACTTGGGTTAACGCTGCTCAGTACAGCAATGTCGAGGACTTGTACAAAGGCGAAGTAGGCTCTCTATATGGAGCCAAATTCGTGATGACTACAAATCCTTGGGTATCCACTGGCTCCGCTACTGAGGATGACCGTTTTGCTTATGCAAGCGGAGGAAGCAAAGACCGCGCCACGGGTGCGAGAGTCTTTGCTTCACTGTTCCTCGGACAGCAAGCATACGGATGCCCCGACCTAAGCAGTCAGTCTCCGTTCAGCCCGAAAGTTATTATTAACGATCAAGCTGACAAGAGTGACCCTCTCAACCAAAAGTTACAGGCTGGTTTCAAAACTTTTTGGACTACCCTGCGGTTAAACTGCGATTACTACCTTATCATGCGTAGTAAGAGTAACAGCACTGCCTAAGAGAGTTGAACAAGTTATGAAACCTAAAGGTGGAGTAACCCTTATTATTGCCGTGGGAGGGGGGAAACCCCCTCACCACGGTCATTCCGGTAAAGACAAGAAAGAAGGTTGCGAAATGATTAAATTACCAATGGATGCGTTAGTATCCGCAAATGAAGCAGGTGAAGGTGTTTCCCCCGAAGTGGGTGACGCAATCGTGCTTGATGCAGTCGAGGGTGAAGTGACTGCGATTAACGATGACGGTACGGCTCACGTTGAGCTGGTGAGCACGGGTGGTGTTCCCATTGAGTATGTTGAACACGTTTCTAAGGAAGAAGCCGAGGAAGATGTTGACGTTGCTGATATCGAGGGTGAAGAGCTTTTGGCGGCAGCGGAAGAGGCAGATGAAAAGATGGGTTATTAAATGCCTATCTACTCCTTTGCTTCTGAAGATGGTAAGACCCTCGATGAGATTGTTCCTCTAGGGACGAGTCATATAACCCGTGACGGGGTTAGGTACGAGAAAGTCTTGGCAGATGAATGCTTTGCTGTTGGCAATCAAGTTAAGATTCCTTCCCAAGCCGAGCAGGTAAAGGACGGCTACCATAAGCTGGAGCAAAAGGAAGGCTCCCGTTTCCTTCGCAAATCACAATTCAGCACGAAACAAATTAAGAAAGCATGGGGGTTTTAGATGGCTAACACGAGAATAACTGCTTTAACTGCAATGTCTGGAAAGCCCGATCCGGACTCCGTGATGTGCGGTGTGGACACATCCGATACCACTATGGGAGCCAGCGGCACGACCAAGAAGTTTACTTGCGGTGTTGGGAGTGGTGGACTGGGGATAACTTTAGGGAGTACGGACATTGAGCTAGGGTCAAATGACGGGAATGATAGCATTATCCTTTCACTAGCTGGATTAACTTCTGTTACATCTACTTCATTCACTGGCGCATTGGTTGGCAACTCTTCAACAGCTACAGCACTGGAGACTGCCCGCACTATTGCCGGAGTGAGCTTTGATGGTTCGGGTAACATAGATATTCCGATCACTGGCTTGTCTGATGTGTCCGGCTCTATGAGTCCAACTGACGGACAAGTCCTCACCTATAACCCAACAAACGGGTGGCAAGCTGAATCCGCTGGAGTAGGAACTATAGAAGGGGTAACTGCTGGGACGAATTTAAATGGTGGGGGAAGTAGTGGTACTGTCACTTTAAACCTCGACACCACCATAACCGGATTAACAAGTGTAACTTCCACAGCCTTTACGGGAGGGCTTACGGGGGATGTTACCGGAAATGTTACAGGAAACGTCACTGGCAATGTTACAGGGAATGTGACCGGAGATGTCACTGGTGATCTGACGGGTGCAGTCACGGCAACTGGCACACTGGCTGACGGTGTAACTGGCACAACTCAATCTGCAAGTGACAACTCTACGAAGGTTGCCACTACTGCCTATGTTGATGCACAGGTGGGAACATCGGACACATTGGCCGAGGTGTTGGCTAATGGAAACACCACTGGCTCAACGAACATCATCGTAAGTGCAAGCCAATCAATTACCACTGACACCATCGCAGAGACAACTGCTGCTGCTGGAGTCACGATTGACAGTGTTCTCGTAAAGGACAACACAGTAACAGCAACCACATTCACTGGCGCACTCACTGGCAACGTAACAGGAAATGTAACCGGAGACGTGACCGGAGACGTGACCGGAGACGTGACGGGGGATGTTACTGGAGATTTAACCGGAGATGTAACCGGAGCGGTGACAGGGAATGTTACGGGTAACGTAACGGGAAATTTAACAGGGAACGTCACTGGCAACGTCACTGGCAATGTCACTGGAGATTTAACAGGGGATGTAACAGGAGACGTTACGGGAGATTTAACAGGGAATGCTGACACTGTAACCACAAATGCCAACCTTACGGGTGATGTGACCAGTTCGGGCAGTAACGCAACCACAATAGCCGACAATGCAGTTACTTTGGCAAAGATGGCCGGATTGGCTAGGGGTAAGATTATTTATGGTGATGCGAGCGGTGATCCAGCGGCACTTGCTGCTGGAACAACGGATGGACACGTCTTGACCATTCAGAATACCGATGGTGATATGGCGTGGGAAGCTGTGAGCGGAGAACCCGGAACCGTTACAGGGGTGACGGGAACATCTCCCATCAATTCTGACGGAAGCTCCACAACTCCGGCAATCTCAATTGATAATGCAACCACTTCGGCAAAAGGGGCAGCATCTTTTAGTTCGGATAATTTCGCAGTCTCAAGCGGGGCTGTGACAATCAAAACTGGTGGAGTTGATTTAACTGATGAAGTAACTGGGAGCCTTCCGGACGGTAATATTGCCAGTGCGTCCACATGGAATGATAAAGCTGATTCGGGAGCAAACAGTGACATCACTGAGCTAACCGGATTAACCACAGCATTAACAGTGGCCCAAGGAGGCACAGGGGCTACCTCGTTGACTGACAAGGCTGTTCTGATTTCACAAGACACAGGGACAGACGCAATAGGCGCAGTTGCGTTAACCTCTAACGGTCAGTTGATTGTGGGCGGAGCAGACGGCCCTGCTGCTGCTACCATTACAGCAGGAACAAATGTTTCAGTTACCAATGCGGCAAACTCTATAACCATAGCATCCACTGACCAGTTCACTGGCACTGTAACCAGTGTGGGCGGAACCGGAACGGTCAATGGCTTAACTTTAACCGGAACCGTTACGGGTTCGGGAAACCTTACACTCGGAGGAACTCTACCAGTTGAAATCGGGATTGCTTGTTCCGATGAAACAACTGCCCTGTCTACCGGAGACAATAAGGCAAGGTTTATGATCCCCGAAGCTATGACCTTAACCGAGGTGAAAGCATCCTTGAGCGGGACTAACACAGGTGGTTCCGGCGTAGATATTGATGTGCGCTACCACGCGACTGACCCGACGAATGCAGGGACTACGGTGTTCAGTAGTGATCTTAATATAGCTGATTCAGACTATTACGGAACCGAGTCCTCGTTAGCCGTGACTTCACTGGCCGAGAACAGTTTCATTATGGTGGATATTAATACCGTGGACGATGCTACAGGCTTAAAGATTTGGTTGATCGGCACTAAATAAGAATGAGTTACATAATCAATCCATATCGTTACGGAGCAGGAGATGACCCTTCCGGCGGTGATTATGTGACCATCACCGTACACTCCTCGCTTGAGATTGAGGAGGATACGTATGACCCCGACTACAAGTATTTCGTTGTGGATGGATCATTGGATGATGCCTTCACCGTAACTGATGCGGGAGATTCGGGTGGCAGTGACTCCATTGAAGTTTATCTGATAGCTGGAGGTGGTGGAGGTGGATCGCAAACCGCAGGTTCCAATATAGGAACAGGCGGTGGAGGAGGAGCTGGAGGTTTCATTCGCAACACTTCCTTCAACAATGGAGGCTCCTTGGCTCAAGCCTACGATGTAACGATTGGCGGAGGCGGAGATGGAGCTGTGGCTAACTCCGGATACGCTGCTGACGGGCAGAATTCAACTCTGGCTCCGGTGTCAAGCGGCTCAACATTAACGGCTCTAGGGGGAGGGAATGCTGGCCAATATTCCGCAGTTTATGCGGGAGACGGCGGTTCCGGCGGTGGAGGGGCTTATTCTCCTTCCACGGGAGGGTCAGCAACCGACAGCAGTCAAGGCAATGACGGTGGTAATGGTGATTATAGTAGCCCTTACACTCACGGAGGAGGCGGAGGGGCTGGTGCAGCAGGAGATAACGGTAGTGCTGGCGGTGCTGGCGGTGCTGGTTGGACTGATGATGATGGATGGATGGACGGAAACTCTCTCGGTTTTGACGGCGGCTACTTTGCTGGAGGAGGCGGAGGAGGTAGAGGAGAATCAAGTTACGGTGGTTACGGCGGTGGCGGAGATGGCGGATGGACTAGCTCTGACGCAGGGGAAGATGGAGAGGAAAACTCCGGTGGCGGAGGAGGAGGAGGAGGAAAGTCGCACGGCAGCTATAACACAGCGGCAGCGGGCGGCGCAGGTGGATCGGGTAAATTAATTATCCGCTGGAAGTGGCAAAACTAATAATATTATGGCACACTTTGCAGAAATTAATGAAGAAGGAATCGTCCAGCGCGTGCTGGTACTTTCAAATAAAATTATCACTAAAGACGGTGAAGAGGTTGAAGAGCTAGGCACAGCATACCTTCAAAAGATGTTTCCCGACACTGACTGGGTGCAGACTTCTTACAATCACAACTTTAGAAAGCGGTATGCTGGGACTGGTTATAGGTACGATGTGGAGCGGGATGCTTTTATCTATCCACAGCCCTTCCCTTCATGGCTATTAAACGAGGAAAGTCTTTCTTGGGAAGCCCCTTTCCCGAAGCCCGATGATGATAAGTATTATCAGTGGGACGAAGAATCTAAATCTTGGGTGGAGATAGACATGGAACAAACAACAGATACAAATAATGACATTTAGCATAACAAGATGTGAAGCACGTTGCCTACCGGAGAAAGACGGATTGCAAAATGTGGTTTCAGAAATAGTAGTTGGAATGACCGGAGTAGATGAGGTTCTCGGTTTGTCGGGCTACCGCGATACATTAGTCAAACTACCTGCCCACGACCCAAACAACTTCACTCCCTTTGAGGAGATTAATGAGGCTTGGGTAAAGCCAATATGCGAGAAGGTCGCAAAGGACAACGACTGGGAGCAAAGCATAATGAATGAGATTGCTGCGGCTAAAGATCGGCCAGTGCAGAAGCCATTCTCTTTCCAGCAACAACAGCCGGAGCCGACTGAATAACTTTAGATGAATCGGGTGGAGATAATGAATGACCTAGAATGGATGAAAGTGTTTGGAGTAAACGGCACAGTGTTTGCCACCGTGTCCCTGTCGGACATTGAACTCGTTCTGAAGATTGTCCTTTTGATTATGACGTGCATTTGGACAGGAGTTAAAATCGTCAAACTAATAAAAGAAGAATGAAAGAAAAAATAAAGAGCAGGAAATTGTGGATGGCTGTTGGTGGTCTTTTGACCGTGGCAGCTACCGAATGGTTAAACCTGTCACCAAACTTGACCGAACAGATTGTTAGCGCGGTTATTATAATCGTTCCGGCTTATATCGGAGGCCAAGGAATTGTGGACGCAATGAAGGAATATGCTGCCAAGAAATGATATTGGAAGCCTTACGAGGACTTGCCGCCCTTCCACGTTTAGTGGAAGTGGTGGAGTCCTTGTCGGACATAGCAAGAGCGCAGATGGCGCAGAAGAGAAAAGATGAGAAAGACAAAACAGTTGACGATCTTATTGCTGCTGCTCGTGAGCGCAGGTTGCGTGAGCGTGAAGCTGAACGGATTTCAAGAGATAGTGGAGAGGAATCAGACGGGGTTTGAGAGTGCTGTTGAGAGTGATGAAGGGGCGGAGTTCGTCCGGCAACTGGGTAAGTACATTAATAAATTGGAACAACAAATAGAGGCAAATTGATATGGGAGCATTAACGGGATCAACAATCAGCTCAAGCTACAGTATGTTGCTGAAGACTGAATCTGCGGGGATTGGTACGCTCAAGGCAGTTCAAGACGGTCTTGGGTCAGACACTTCCCTCAAGCTGTCAGACACTTCTCATGGGGTTGTATCGGTAGACGGTTCTCTTGGGGTCGGGCTAGATGCTCCGGACTATGTTCTTCATACCAAAACTGCGGCTAATTACGTTGGGAAGTTTGAGTCCACCACCGCAGGAGCCAGCATCATTCTTGGGGATAATGGTTCCACCACTGACGGCAACCGGATCACTGCTACCAGTGATGTCCTGAATGTAACCACAGCTAACGTATCTGCTTTTACTATAGACGACTCACAAAACATCGGCTTGGGAGTTGTGCCGGACGTTAAGCTGGATGTTCGTGCTACTGATGATGCGAATTTGGATATGTATCTGATTAACCCAAGTCAGACTACTGACGGTAGGACTACAGTAATCACATTCGGCAAAGACACAG